ACCTAAGCGGAGATTGAAAGGCCCCAGACCACCACCCAGAAAACCCGCCGCAACCGGGCCGAGACACTGGATGCGCTACTGACCCGGATCGCCCAGGAACACCTCTTCATCGACACCCTGGAAACGCGCAACAGCGACTCGATGGACTTCCACGATGTCAGCGTCTGGGGCGTCAAAGAGGCGCTGCTCGCCGCCTACCAAGCCGGCCTGGCCGCCAGTCAAAAAGCGGCCCAGAAAGCCGCCTGAGCCCACCCACCCCTAAAGGAGAAACCACCATGAGCAACCAGATTGCCCCCATCACCGAACGCCAGCTTGACCTGATCACCCGCGCCCACTGCGATGCCAATGGCCTAATCGAGCCGCTGCTCGAACTCAAAGGTGGCGCCAAACTGAAGATGATCGCCAGCCTTGCCAGCCGAAACCTGATCGAACAGGCCGAAGGCCAGTGGCGCCTCACGCGCACAGCGCTTGCCATCATCAAGGGCGAGGCCAAGCCCGAGGAGGTGTTGCCCAGTCCCTTGACAGCAGATGACACGACCGACCAGGCAGCGATGCCCACCACAGCTGCAGCGCCCTTGGTCAGCCCAGCGAGCGACCCGACCCCTGGCGGTCGCGGCCACAGCAAGCAGGCGCTGGTGATCGAGATGTTGAAACGTCCCGAGGGCGTAACCATTGCGCAGATCTGTGATGCGACTGGCTGGCAGGCGCACACGGTGCGCGGCACCTTTGCCGGCGCGCTCAAGAAGAAGCTGGGCCTGAACATCATCTCCGAGAAGATCGAAGGCCCTGCCGGCACGCCGGGTGCGGGTCAGCGCCTCTACCGCATCACTGGGGAGGTCAGCGCATGAGCACCATGACCCTCACCATCGAGCGCACCCCGCGCACCCTGACGATCAATGGCCAGGGGGTGACCGTGGAGGAGCTGGGCGTGCGCCTGCCCTTTGCCCGCAAGCCGGTCGATCTCGATGAGGTCGGCGGTCATGGCCAGACCAAGGTCTTTGTGACTGAGACGCGGACGATGACCCCAGCCGAGTTCGATGCCTTTGCGCGCAGCCTGATGGCCTCGCGGGATTGGCTGGCCGGCAAAGGCGGCGGTGTGGAAGGTGGCTACCTCTGTGTCGAGGTCACAGCCCCTGGTCGCCCCTACCTCTACGTCAATCCCGAGGGCAGCGATTACGCCCGCTACGTGGCGCGCTTGGGCTGAGGTGAAGGGAAAGGGATCGTTGATGCTGTCGCCCAGCCCCAACTTGATCAAAAAACAGTCGATCTTCTGCTTGCCATTCCATCCGGGTAGAGCGTTCATAGACCCAACGCAACACCACCTGCAAGGAGCTCAAAATGAACGCCACTAGCCCGACCCCCGCCACCCATAACGAGTCGTGGGGCTTTTACGGCACGATGAACGAACAGGCCGAAGCCGCTTGGCCGCTGGCCATGACCGCGATCTCGGATGCCACCTGCCAGCCGCTCGAGTCGGTCCGCGCCTTCCTCGACAGCCGCCACGGCCGTCACTTTGCCGACGATGTGCACAACGGCCTCTTTGCCGGCGCCACCCTGAGCGATGCGATTGAGCAAGCCACTCAGCGCTGGATGGGCTGGACGATTGGCCGCAGCTCCAGCAAGGAGTACGGCATCCCCAAGGGCCTGCCCTACCTCACCGGCTTCGTGATCCACTGCGAGATCATTGAAGAATCCCTGGCGGCTTGAGCCATGACCCGCACGGTGCGCGCCCTGCGCTTCGATGCCAACCAGCGGCCACGCGGCTTCTGCCTGATCAATCTGGAGTGGCGCGGTCGAACGATTGCCGCTGTCACCCACCAGGAACGCCGTTACCTGCCCACTGGCAGAACGGCCACCCGCCCCACCGGCGAGTCAGTCATCGAGATGATGGCGCGGGAATACTTTGTGGAGCGTCTGTGGCTGAGCACCGATGGCACAGTGCTGTGGGAGCAGCAGCCACTGGCACTCTGACCCGCCAGGCCTCGAAGGCGCGGCGCAGTAGGTAGCTTCGAATCAAGGAGACGACGGTGAAAATTAGGCCGATCACCAAGTTCTCCTGCAATGTGGCGTGCAGACCGAAGAGCGGGAACACCACCCACTGGGTCGCTACCGCCACGCCATAGCCGACCAGCACATTGGTCACGGCTTCCACCAGCGACATCCAGCGCGACTGTTTCACTGGGTCTCCTCAACGTCGGCATCGACCTCGTCGGCGGTCTCTGCCGTGCCGACCAGGTCATCAAATCGCACCCCATCCGATTCCCGAACCGCCTGCGCACCGGCATACGATTGCCATCGGCGAACGATCACATCGACGTACTTCGGGTCGAGCTCAATCAGCCGTGCCTGGCGATCGGACTTCTCTGCGGCGATCAGCGTAGTGCCGGAGCCACCGAAGGGGTCGAGCACGATGTCACCCGGCCGGCTGGAATTGCGGATAGCGCGCTCGACCAACTCCACCGGCTTCATCGTCGGATGCAGGTCATTTACGCGTGGCTTGTTGAAGTTCCAGACATCGCCCTGATCCCGGTCACCGCACCAGTGCCGGGTAGCGCCCTCGGGCCAACCGTAGAGGATCGGCTCGTACTGGCGCTGGTAGTCCGAGCGCCCCAGTGTGAAGGTGTTCTTTGCCCAGATGATGAAGGTCGACCATTTGCCACCGGCAGCGCGGAAGGCGGCTTGCAGGGTATCGAGCTCGCTGGACGACATCGCCACGTAAATGGCACCCGAGCAATGCGCCAGAGTGGGCTTGAAGGCGTTGAGTAAAAAGTCCTGAAAACCATCGCTCAGGTTGTCGTTCAGGATCGGGCGGTTCGTGCCGCGCATCTTGTCCTTGGCGCTGTTGGCGTAGTCGACGTTGTACGGCGGGTCGGTGAACACCATGGTGGCCTTCTCGCCGGCCATCAGCAGGGCAAAACTCGCAGCATCGGTGCTGTCGCCACAGAGCAGTCGGTGCTTGCCCATGATCCAGACGTCACCCGGTTTCGACACCGGGGCAACCGGCACCTCTGGGGCGGCGTCCTCATCGGTATTACCTTCGGTGGTGGTCTCCTCACCGGCCAGCAGTTCAGCGATCTCATCGTCATCGAAGCCGGTGAGCGCCAGGTCGAAGTCATCGAGCTGCAGCTCTTCCAGCTCCAGTCGCAGCAGGTCCTCATCCCAGTCGGCCCAGGTAGCAGAGCGGTTGGCCAGGATGCGAAACGCCTTGATCTGCATCTGCGTAAGGTCATCGGCCAGCACCACCGGCACCGTCTCCAGTCCGAGGTGCAGCGCGGCCTTGAGCCTCAGATGCCCGTCGACCACCTCACCGGTGCTCTTGGCGATGATCGGGATGCGAAATCCGAATTCCTGGATGGCACCGGCCATCTGTTCGATGACGTGGTCGTTCTTGCGTGGATTGCGTCCGTAAGGGATGAGTTTGCCCACCGGCCAGTGGTGCAGTTCGATGTCTTGCATAGGGGTCTCTCAAAGGTGTGCTGATCCGATCCGCAACCCGACCTATCGAGAAAGCTCCTCGAGGGCCTGGCGGATTTCGTCGTCCAGTCGTTGTTCGATCACGCGCGGGTCTTGCTCGGCCGCCAAGGCGGCTGCGAGTCGGCGGGGCAAGGTCTGCATCCGGTCACGCAGGCGGCGCGCCAGGTTGAAGGTGCGCATCTCCACCTCATCGCTGCTGATCAGCTTGGCCGTTCGCTCCTCGTACTCGAGCTTGGCCAAGCGCGCGGCGTAGGCTTCGCGGATCGCGCGACTGGTTTGATAGTCGGGGGCATTGACTCGGGTTTCCAGTGGTGCGGAAACCTCCCGGTTGGAAACCGGAGTGGAAACCGGCGGAGTTGCCAGGTTCGCAGGTGAGTTGCCAGCGTTAGTATTCAGGTTCTGCGAGGGCAGCGTGTTGCTCGCCCACTGGGCGTCGGCCTTGGCCGGATCAATGCTGCCGTCTGGCTCTTTGCTGATGCGCCCGGCCTTGATGGCCTTGGCCACAGCGGTGTGGCTCACGCCACGGTGTTGGGCATAGGCCCGGATGGACAGTCCCATCGCATTCCTCCGGGCCGGGCGGGTCAATCAATCAGTCGTCAGCGGTGGATCACCTCGGGGTGGAAACTGGCAACCTCTTTTTGTCGCTGGCGCTAGGCAAGCCGGGGGGTTGGCGCGTCCCCCGCTTTTTAGATCGCCCGGGAGGACCCGTCAGATGTGTCAGATGCGTCAGCCACCATCACTGGGCCTTCGTCATTTCTTCCCGCAGCGCCCGTTCCATCTGCCGCTGGTACTCGCGCAAGGCCACGCTCCTGACCGTCTCGGCCATCCCGAAGCGCGGCTGCACCTTGATCTGGGCCTTGGGCCGCAGCAGGTACAGCGCCAGGATGCGTCGCTCGTCACGGCGCTCGAACAGCATCCCCGCCCGGTAGAAGACGGTGGGTTTGTTCTTGACCTGATCAAGCCACTGGCTCTTGGGGATGACGCGGGTCTGTGCCATCTCGCGCAACCGCCCGGCCGGAATGGGCCGCGCATCGGGATGGCTGCCGCCTGTCTCCTGTGCCGCCATGAAGCGATCCCGCGACCAGACCTCGGCCATCAGCGTGCGGGGCTTGGCCGGTGTCACGCCAATGCCCCGGCTGATCCACCGCCGGCGCAGAGTGAAGCGCTCGGGCAGGCCATCGCGCACCGCATCACGGGCATCGAAGGCCGTGCGGCTCAGTGCGCGGGCGGCGGCGTGCGGAACGTGCTGCTGAGCCAGGTCCGACAGATGCTCGGTCGCCTTGGTCACATCGGCGGTGACCTCAAGTTTCAGCATCGGCAGGCTTTCGGCGGCGTGGGGTAGCAGGTACTTCAGTCGGGGCGGAAGGCTCGACCGCAATGCCAGCTTGTTGCGCCAGGATCTGTTCGGCAGTGGTGGCATCGACCTCGACCGTCAGGCCGGGGGCGAACGAGCGCGCACCGCCAGCGCCGGTGAGGATCACCGGGCGGGTGATGAGAAGTTTCATAGGGGGAGTCTCCAAGGCTGGGCAAACGGGCGAGCGCCCAGCCCAGAAACGACAACGCCCACCAAGGTCTCCCCGGTGGGCGCAGCTATCAGCAGTACGTGAATACTGTACTTTGTGTCCGGACGGGATTCAATCAGGTTTCGGAAAACAACCTCAAAAAAAATTTCAGGCGATTTCGAATCCGATTTCAGGTTGCTACCGCTTCGCTGGGTTTGGACCGGTGACGGCCGTGCCCACCTGAGCGCTCGTACCCATAGTGCCGAGCCAGCATTCCGAGCGCCGCAAGCAGAATGCCCTTGGCCTCGTTCTTCTCGACACGCTTGCCGTTCCATCCGTCACGCAGTGCCCAATCCCGAATCGACATCTGCAGCCCAGCCACGTACCACAGCGCCGAGCCCGCCGGACTACCACTGCCGCCCACCGCCTCCAGCGCATCCCTGACCGCACGCGCAGCGCCAGCGTTCTTCTCGACCATCATCTGCCCAGGTGCCGTGCCGCCCGGCAGACCATCGAGCTTGGGGCTGGCGACACCACTGCCAAACGCCCGGGCGAAGTCCTGTGAGAACTGCTGCCCCGCATCGTGCATGGCACCGGTGATGCTGCCGTTTCTGAGCATCAGCGCCAGCGTGTCCACCGTCCGGTAGTGATCGACGGGCTTCTGGTCGTCGTCCTCCTCGCGCACATAGCGGATCACGCTGCAATCGGGGCGGATCAGCTCATGGCCGATGGGCGGTTTGCGTTCAGCGCGTGCCTTGGCGCGTTGCGTCTTCTTGGTCATGGCCGGCCCTCCCCAAGTTGCCCGAGGGTCGCCAGCGCACCGTCAAGGTCACGCTGTACGGTGATCGACTTAGCAGTGGTCGCCACCACAGTCCAGGTCTCGCCATCACCCCGGTCGATCACCTCGCCCTCGGCCCAAGATGTGCTCTTGCGGGACGCGGTGGTGCGTGCGCCGTAGAGCTTGGTGGCGATGCCGGTCAGGAACGCACGATCCCAGTCGTCGTAGATGTCATCAAGCGGCACCACGACGATGCCTTGTTTGTGCCAGGTAGCGGCGCGCATCGCCCGCAGCTCCTCGGCGTTGGCCGGTGACTGCGGTGCCATCCTGCCCAAGGAGCAGGGAATCGAGGGTGAGCTCATACGCATGCCACACCCCCTTGAGCCATCGCCCAATCCAGCAGCGCCAGCGCATCGGCGTGGTTGTCGTCGACCGGATCAAAGCCGCGTGCCTTGGCCGCTGCGATCATCTCGGCCTTGCCAGCGTTGCCCTTGCCCGTCGCGTGCTTCTTGATCGTGCCCACCGGCACGCCCTGGTACGGGATCTGGTGGTGCTCACACCAGGCGGTAAGATGGGCCATGAAGCCACCATAAGCATGGGCGGCATCGACCCCGGCGTGCTTTCTCACTTCTTCGAACACCACCCAGTCGAGCCCATCGGCACACTGCTTGAGGTCGGTGAGCCAGCGCTTGAAGCGCAGGTATCTCATTCCGCCACCTTCGAAGCGCTGCGGCTTGAAGGATTCGCTGCCGCCGTTGATCAGTCCGTCGCGGCCAATCAGTGCCCAGCCGGTGGTGGTGCCCAGATCAAGGGCCAAAATCGTTGTCGTCATGTTCGTCAGTCCTATTTTTTGGGCGGTCTGACGCAACTGACTCGGTTTACCTATTACTCCTTCTTCTTTGTATATAGAGGGTAATCTAGTAATTGAGTCAGATACGTCAGAGCCGCGTCGATTCAATGAAGTGGTTGGGGCGATTTCCGGCGCAAAATCAGTCGTCGGCATAGGGATACCTCTGCTTGGGAATCTCCTTCAGGCCGATGCCCTGGTAGCCGCGAATGCCCATGCTGTTGCGCCATTTCTCCAGCCCCTTGCTCAACAACAGGTCGGAGAAGCGCCGCTGCGAGCCGATGAATTCGCCGCTGGCGTCCGCCCACTGTTTCCAGTCGTTGAAGAGTTCGGCGGTCAGGGACTTGGCATTGGCGTGCAGGACGCAGCGCTCATCCATCCAACGGCCAATCGCATCCTCTGCCTCGAAATATTCAGCAGTTGCCTTGAGCACTGACTCGGGTGGTTGCAGCCCCTCGCGCTGCCAAATCAAGCAGCCCTCCAGCGCCCAATTCAAAATGCCGTCCCGCTCGGTGAGCAGCTTGGCCTGCAGTTGCCGGTCACGCCGCTCGGCGGGGATGGTCACGGTGAAGGGCACCAGATGCATCCGCCGCTTCATTGCCTCGTCGACGTTGCGGATCGAAGGCTTGTGATTGCCGGAGATCACCAGCTTGAATTGCGGCGAATAGGTGAAGTAATCCTGGCGCATGAAGCGCGCCGTGACCCGATCCCCGCCGGTGATCTCCTTGATCTTGGCCTCGTTCCAACGCCGCCCCTGTTCGGTTTCGGTCGCCGTCACCAACCGTGAGCCACGCAGTCCCGCCAGATCCGTCGGGTGACGCTCAGTCCGCGTTTCCATGAAAGTCTCCATGGGCGCGTTGGCGGCGTAGTCACCGAGGATGGTGAACAGCGTATTCACAAACACCGACTTGCCGTTGCTGCCGGTGCCGTAGAAGAAGAACAAAGCGTGCTCTTGCGTCGATCCCGTCAGGCAGTAACCCGCCACCCGTTGCAAATAGGCCTGCAGTTGCGCATCGCCGCCTGTGATTTCCTTGAGAAAGGTCAGCCACTGAGGACACTCGCCACGGGGCGTAGCGGTACTGATCTTGGTCATCCGGTCCACACGCTGATGCCCACGCATCGAGCCGGTGCGAAGATCAATCACCCCGCCGGGGGTGTTGAGCAACCAGATGTCGGCATCCCACTCATCGACCATGGCCGCGTGATTCGGGTCTGCCCGGGTGATGCGTTCCACTGCGGCAATGGTCGACGCGCTGGCAAGCTTGGCCTTGAGTCGTGGGCTGTCTGCCTTCATGGACGCCGCTCGGCAAACGCCACGCGCCAGATGATTGAGGAACAGCACCTGATCCTCATTCCAACGCTGCCCGGTCCATACGAACCACTTGCTCCACTGCGCGCAGTAGCGCCAGTCCTGTCCATAGCGGCGGGTGAAGGCACTGGCCAGGCCGTCTTCGGTTCCCCAGGAGACCCCCTCCATCAGATCGCCAGGACTGTCCTCCAACACGGGCGTTTCCATGTCACGCACAACAGGCATTCGCTGCCCAGAGGTGATGAAGCCGAACACATCAAAGGGCAGCGGGTCTTCGTCGGTGCGATCAGCCAGCGCATCAGCCAAGGCATCCGCTGCATCCCAGCCCTCCGGCTTGGTGTCAGGGGGCATCAGGATGTCGCAACTGACCGCGCCCACCTGTAGTACGGCCCTGGCTGCATTTTCCGCGTAGGCCCAGCCAGGTGT